CATGTCCTGTCCGACGAGGAAAAGGCCAATATTCTTGGCCTTGGCAACGACATCGGCAAGGCGATGCTGGACGGCATCAATGCGGCACGCGATGAAAGTCTTTCCTTCCTCGACATCCTGTTTGGCGATGCTGAAGATGGAACGGACGAGGCCAAGGCGCTTGAGGACGCGACGGATTGGACGAACGGACGGTTTGACGACCTTTATGCGGAAGCGGAGAACATCGGCGCACAGCTGCGCGCCTCAATGGTCGCCGCCCTAATGGACGGCGAACTGAACGCACAGGAGCAGGCGGCGATTGACGCGAGCATTGACCGCATGAACCGGATTCAGGCCGAAATCACGTCCAGAATGGACAGGCAGGACTACCTATCCCAGCTTCGCAAGGCGCAAAGCATCAGCTGGGATTCCCTCGGCGAATATCTTGAGGACAACGCACAGAAGCAGGCAGACCAGCTTCTGGCTGCGGACGAGCTGTATTTCAGCCAATGGGGACAGCTGCGCGAATCGTGGGAGCACGAATATGCGCAGGCAACCTCTGACGCGCAGCGCAGGGAGCTTGAAGCGGAATGGGCCAATCTCGACGAACAGCTTCTTTACGAATACGAAGCATCCAAAAAAGGAATCCAAGAGAAATTCGGCGATCTTGCCTATGAGGCGTTCAGCGCGGCGATGCGCGGCAGCGACCACGGGCAGGCTTGGGCGTTCCTTGAAAAGCTCTGGGAGAACGAAACGCCGGTATTTGACAACGGCGTATGGGACTTTGGAAACAAGGATTTTTCCGAATACCTTCCCACCGGCATCTCTGCCGAGGACATGGAAGATCAGCTTGCAAAGCTATGGCAAGGAGAACACGGCTGGACAGGCCTTGGAAACAAGTATTCCGAAGTCATGGAGCCGTACATCGGCAGCCAAGCGAGCGACATGCTGGATTCCGCGCTCAACATCACCGTCAAGCCGATCATTGATGACAGCGGACTTGACGCCATGATGGGCGGCGAAACAGCCGAGCTTGAAGCGACGGTGAGCGGCGACACGGCAGAGCTTGAAGCGGCTATCGCCGAGCAGGACGGTGTGAACCTTGTTTCCTATGTGGACGGCGACACGGCAGAGCTTGAATCAGCCATCGACGAGCAGGACAGGCGCGATTTGGTTGCCAACGTAGACGGCGACACATCGGCCCTGCGGGCGGCGATTGAAGCATGCGACGGCATGAGCATTTCGGTGAAAGTCAGAGGAAGTCTGTCCGGGCTTGGCGGTGGTTCATCCAGTTCATCGAGCAAAAGCAGCTCATCGAGCAGCAGCTCCGGCAGATGGATATCCAAGCTATACGCAGAGGGCGGCAGAGCGACAGAGGCTTCCATCTTTGGTGAGGCTGGCCCGGAATGGGCAATCCCGGAGGAACACAGCACGCGGACGGCTGATCTGCTTGACCAGGCGAGGCAGGCCAGCGGCTTCACATGGGGCGACCTGATCAGCCGCAACGGCGGCCTGAACGGAACGCCGAACAACAAGACGGTGAACCTGACGTATGCGCCGACGATCAACGCGGGCAATGCGGACGGCGTGGAGCGTGCGCTTGCCAGCGATAAGAACCGGCTGATGGCGATGCTGCGCTCGATGATGGAAGAAGCTAAAATGCGGGACGATGCGGAGGTGTATGCCTGATGGACATGAGCGGATACGTCTATACCTGTTCGGCGGGAGAAACGTTTGACAGCGTGGCGCGCGAGGTATACGGCGAGGAAAACCATGCTGCAGAGCTGCTTTGTGCCAATCCCGAATACGCGACGAGAAGCGTATTTACGGGCGACGAAGTGCTTTATCTTCCGTCGATTGTCGTGCTGCCGCAGGATCAGGCGGAATTGCCCGTGACGCCGCCGTGGAAGGAGTGATTGAGCATGGCGCAGATTGTCGCATGGAATGACATTTCCTTCGCCCTTGGCGGCACGAGCATGAACGGCATTGAGGATATCGAGATTACCGGCAGCTGCGAAACCGAGGATACGGAAAGCAGCGGGGAAAAATTTGTCAAGCGCAAGAACGGCAAGCCGTATGAAATCGAGATGAAAGCCATCCTCGACGCGCAGCTTGGCGTGAATGTGCAGAGCATGGCGGTCAAAATGACGGAGGCGGCGCGCTGCTCGACCAGCGGCTACTTCTACACGGGCAGCGCGAAGCTGTTTCCGTGCAGCTTTATGATGGTGGAGGCGTCCATTACCGAGCTTGAAATCAATCCGAAGGGCGTATGGACGCATTGCGAAGTGAAGCTCAAGCTCAAGCAAAGCACGATGTACGCCGGAACGACATCAAGCGGATCTTCCGGAGGCAGCTCCTCTGGCGGCGGTTCGTCATCAGGCGGCAGCTCGTCATCCAGCAAGAAGAAGAGCACAAAGAGCAGTTCGACCAAGAAGACGACGAGCAGCAGCGATGTGGACGCGGTATCTATGGCTGCGCCAACGGCAAAACAGTTTATATCGTCCGCCAAGGTTTCATCGCCCACGGTGAGCAATCCCATTGCATCGACATCGAAGGCTGTGTCCATTTTTGTATCCACGGTCAAGTCGTCGTCTGCTTTCAAGACATCTTCATCCTCGTCCAAATCCTCGTCATCTAAGGTCACAGTCGTACAGAAAAAGAAAAAATAAAGGAGGCGGCACATGGCGCTATATGAAATCACCAATCTGCCGGAGCCGATTGATTTTGAATGTTCCAGCAGCCTCCTTCGCCGGACGCTGCAAAACGCGAAAAATCTGCTGATGTGCAAAAAGGGCGAAGTGCCCTTTGACCGGCAGCGCGGGCTAGACCCTGCGCTGTATGATCTGCCGATTGCAGAGGCGCAGGCGCAGCTTATGCCGGAGCTTGACCGTGTGATGCTGTGGGAGCCGGATGTTGAGGTGGAAAGCGGCACGATTGAGCGCGACAGGAACGGACGAACCATCATCCGCTGCGTGATTGAAACGCAGCTTGAAAACTGAGGTGGCGCACATGGACAAAGAGATTCACTATCTGACGTATGATCCTGAAGCCGTATGGATGGACATGATCCTCGCCTATATCAATGCGGGCGGCGACGTCCTTTACCCCGGCGACGAAAAAGAAATCTTCCTGCGCGGCGTGCAGCAGATGTTTGTTCAGGCATTTGCAGGCATTGACAATGCGCTGCGCATGGACACGCTGCGCTACGCCGTGCGCGATTACCTTGACCTGTACGGCGAAAAGCGCAACTGCGCGCGCCTTAAAGCGACGGCGGCGCGATCTGCCGTGCAGCTTACCTTCCGGGCATCTGGCATCGCCAAGACGCTGAGAGCAGGCACAGCCCTGACCGCAGACGGCGAAGTGCTGTATCTGCTGGAGGAAGACATTGCGCAGACTGGCTATGCACAGGTGGTTGACGCGAATATCGTATGCGAGCAGGCAGGCGCGCTGGGAAACGGGCTTCTCGCCGGCATGCAGATGCAATTCCTGACCCCGCAAAACGCCGTACTGAGCGCGATATGCACAGCCAATGCCAGCGGCGGGCAGGACGAGGAGGACGACGAAACATACCGCGAGAGAATCCGGCGTTTTGGCCTGTCCACGGTGACGACCGGCCCGATTGTGCAGTATGAGAGCGTGGCGATGGACGTCACCAGCGAAATCCTTGACGCCAGCGCTATCAACCTTGGCGCGGGCAATGTCGGCGTCTATCTGCTGCTTGCCAGCGACGAGGGCGCGGACGGCATCCTTGAGGCCGTGCGCAATCGCCTGAACGCGCAGGACACGCGCCCGCTTACAGACCATGTGACTGTGATGCGCGCGACGGCCATTCCCTATACGCTCAACGTTCAGTATGCAACGAGCGCGGGAAGCAACATTTCCGAGGCGATTGCCGCAGCGGTTGAGGAATACACGACATGGCAGGATGAAACCATTGGCCGGGCATTCAACCCGGACAAACTCATGGCCATGCTCTATCAGGCGGGCGCAATGCGCGTGGTATGGGCCGAGGGCAGCGAATTTAACGGCGGCGACGTTGCATACA